TTGTCCTGATTACAACTGGTACAAGCACAGACGACATTCGTTGCGATGTCCTGACCGCCACGAGAGCGAGGATGGACATGATCGATAGATAGTTGAGATAAGTCATAAGTCTTTCCGCAATAGATGCAAGTGTTGTCGAAATGTTCCTTAATGCTGCGCCTCCACAGGCGCTTAGCTTCTGGAGAGGTCATAACGATTAAGTTGTAGAGATAGTCGTCAGGGGTGGGGAGTAGGGGAGTCATGCGCGGCCTTTACGTGCTCGGTTTTTAGATGCTGCTTCAAGGAATGTTTTACCATTCTTTTTATGTGAGACATCTTTGCCGTCACCATTACCGTAAGTTCCACGTTTACGATTCTCCTTATTCAATTTAGTACGTTTTGAAATCTGAAGTTCAGATGAGTCGTACTTTTTTTGATACGATTTGTAGTTACCGTTAGCGTATTTAGCGCCGCTATATTTAGACTTTCGGGCCATAAAGTCTCCGTTGGACAAGTTCAGGGTCAACAGTAGGCATTACTGCTGCCAATTTATCAAGTGGGCTACCTTCAAAGGCTACACCACTGATATCATTAGTTTTTAACCAGTCACAAGCTGCTTTCAAATCAGCAGTAGAAGCTTCACCCGATTTAATACGGGAAAGAAACTCACCAGTTACTAAGTTGTGTAGCTCGTTGAACTGATCTTCGGTTGCTTTCTTTTTCATAAGCCACAATAGGCACAATATCGTGACAAAGTTTTGCGTAAGGACTTTCAGGTCTAAACATAAAACCAGCTTTACCTAGTTCAGCACATTTAAGTGCTCTAACTAATTCGTAATCCAAACGCATCTTTTGTTCGTGACGTCGTGCAATAGATTTACATTGTTCTACCATACCACCGTCAAGCGGTACAGAAAAGTTAAGACTCAAACCAAAATTACTGGTGCGGTTATAGGAATCACTGTGGACTTCACCGCCCGTATAAAACGGGCTGACTGTCATTGTAGTTCCGTTACAAGAATTATTGGTAGCAAAATGCTGCCGACTTGGTGCACCAGTATTTTGGAATTGAATTGCTTGATTAGTAACATTACCAGTAGCTGCTGCTACAGGTGCTGAATTATTCGATACTGTAGGCTCTTCTGCGTAAACTGGACCTACTGTGAGAAGACAGAGAGCGAGGTAGTATTTGAAACCTGTTGAATAGTTTCTGCGATGTTGGTCGTTTCGATCAGACCTGCTGATCGTTCTGTGATCTCTAGTTGAAATGGATTTCCAGCGGTGGTAATTGAAAAAGTCGTTGAAGCATCTTCGATTGAACCACTGGGTGTTACGTTGGTTCCAGACCATGATTTGTAAGCTCCACCGTACACTTCAGTTGCAATAGTACGGTTAATATCAATAGTAGTTGTGGTGGTAGATTGCATACTACCTTGAGTAAAGTTAGGTGTAACGGATTGTGCTTGAGCAGCTACAGGAAGGAAAAACAGTAAGGCAAATAATTTTTTCATGGTTGTTCTTTTTTGTCTTTGTCAACTCGACTAATTCCATACGAAGCTAACGTGCCACTAAGTAACGACGCTACAAACGTTGGATCCATTTTCTGTAACATACCCATGTATGAAGCAGTTAAAACACCTGCGCTCCATACAAGCACCAAAGCTTTGACGATTTCACTAAAAAAGTCATGTACAAAGTTTTTAGTTTTTTGCATTTTTGGTTAGGATCTTTCTGATAAAAGGTTTCATTAAGGAAACTAACCGTTTAAACATTGCCGTGGCAGTAAGGGTGGCAGCAACAGAAACGGTAGCTGTTGTTGCAGCGGTTGCTAACACAGCAGGCTGTGGTATAGGTAATTTTATGTCAGCAACAGGTATCTCTATCTGTGTGACTTCTGGAGTCGGTATTGGTGGTAACGTAATGGGTGCTATGGGAGCCCTAGGAGGCGCTGTAGCCTCTTCTTCTACCTCTTCAGGTGTATTGACACCCGGAGGAGGTCTAAGGTCGCTAGGAGGCACCACAAGCGGTTTATACGAAGGTATGTCCGCCCGTGGTACTTCTAAGATTGGTGTAGGGATTTGGATCGGCTCCGGCACCGGCATTATTGGCAATACCAGAGGTTCACCAAGATCCATTATTCACCTGGAAACAAACCGTTACGGATAAACTCCACAGCTTTGTCGTCAACATCATTATCAGTTTGTTCTGCCAGTTTAGTCAGCAGATCAATGATAAGTCGTTTGGTTTGATCAGACTTAAGCCAAGTAAACAGAATTGGACGGATAAGAGAGATAATCATGCAAATACTCGGTAAGGTGTAGTAGGTTTAACTTCAAATGCTTCCCAACCTTCAGGCAAAGCACCAAGGTAGTTGACGTGATAACCAGGCAGTACAGTGGGTGCAACCAGTTCTTCACCAGTTTCCATGTCCCATTCACCACCTTCCGTGATGACACCAACGACATCAATGGCATGTTTTGAAGTGTAAGCCATAAGTTTTTCTTCAGTTCCGGTTTGAACGCCTTCGTCGTCGTAAACAGGAACATCAGCCATAAAACCAGCAGCACGGGCTGCAGTTAGCCAAGCTGCTTCATCAGTAAACCGGAAGAAAGGACCGGGTACTGGTGGAATTTCAATAAGTTCTTCTTCCATAATTAAGATGAGATTTCAATTAGTTGATCGTTGTCTAGACGTTCGGTCCAGTAAGAAAGGCGGGAGATGTGACCGTTCATGAAATTGGATGTGTGTACACTGTTAGCACCAATCGACATCGAAGTCATAGGTGTGTAAAGATTGCCTGAATTGGTTGTTAAAACAGCACTACCATCTGCGCTAATTGCAAAATCGTTTGAAGATATAGCAAAGGCAGCTTTTCTGGCAGTAGCGGATGTTGCAGGGTAAAGTTGAGCTGTAATTACGCCAGACTCCCTGACTACAATTCCCGAAAGGGTATCTGTTAAATAACCAAAAAGAACCCGATTATTAAGGCCGCCATCATTTATTTCGGCATAGTTAGGTAATCCTGTAGCTGGAGCACGGGCTTCACCACTAGCAAACACCGTCCCTTCCGTCTGATTGTAGAACGACGTGAAGTTTGATCCCGTGATTTCTGCAATGTCAGGCGCACGGGTGGCGGTGGAACCACTGGTGGGGATGTAGGAGGTGGGGAAGGAGGCGTTGTCTTCGTACTGTATTCCGTAAAGTAAAATTGCTTCTGTACCAACAGGAGTCCAGTTGTTTAAGCTGTAAGACACATTGTCTGGACTTAGCGCAATAGTGGGACCATCGCTGCCAGTAGTGGTTCCTGAAGCCCAAATACGAATCCACCCGTTTTGATAGTCTGTGTATCCTGCGTTAATGTTGGTGTAAGTTCCTTTACCTCCCTGCCCAATCAATCGGTTGCTAGTTAAATTTGGCTCAATATCAAAAAGTGCTGTGTAGGAATTACTTGTTCCGCCAAACCCAATTTGAACGTATCTATGAGTATCTTTTTTGACGAAAGCACTCACAGTTGTGTTGTTTGCACTTGTTGTACCAACTAAAGCTATTCTCACTCCATTGGCTGACAAGCCACTGTTTGCGGTTACCTTTAAGCAAGAGAGGACTCCTTCTGGGTTTAATTCGGAAACAGTTTGCTTGGTAACCCCAAGAGGAGTCATCGTGCTGCCAGAACTATAATTGATTGAGTTCGTCCTAGCCTCTTCAATCAGCAACCCAAGGCTTTCACCCGTCACGGGATCATGGTCAAACCGAGGTGCTGCAGAGGCGACACCATTGGTTGGGATGTAGGAGGTTGGGAAGGAACCTTGTTCGATTTGGATGCCCCAAGCAAGGATATCTTCACCTGCGCTTGACGTGTTCCTTATCAGTTGATTTGTGGTTGTGGCAGTAACTGTGGCTTCAGCGGTGATTGAACACCGATACCACCCATTACCAGCGGGTGTGATAGCCCAAGACGTTGGAGAGACTGTACCAACAAACGTGGAAGAAGTCCCGTTAGTTAAATTGAACGTGCGGGCTACGTTGACAGTCTGATTATTCCACAACCCAGAATTTCCGCCAGCTGAATACAAAAGGATAGTAACCTGATCTCCAGTGCCTGCCTTAAAATAACCGCTAAAGGTGTAAAAATTACCAGAAGTAAACGAAGTGCTATCACCCAAAAAGGCGGCATTAGTTGAGTTTTGAATCGATGTGGCCGTCAAACTACCGTCAGGTGCAGTTGCAGCGTTTGACGTAATCACTGGTGAACCACCTGTGGGATTTGACCAGTTTGTAATGTCTTCGCTGTACTCAAGCAAATTCACCGCACTCGTCTTAATCAACCCGTCGCTATCGACATACGTACCAGGACTGTTACCACTACTTGCTCTGGTAAAATCAATCAAAGTTTCACCAGTAACATCGTTAACAAGACTCTTAGTTGCAGCAAATTGCTGGTCTAACCTAAGTGAATACCGTTCATACGCTGGTGTAGGTTCAGTAATGTCTTGTAGTGTGGAGTCAGGTAGACGTTCGGGGAAGTAGGTGATGCGGGAAAGGTGTGTGTTGGTTGCCCCAAAGGTTGCTTGATCAACAATAGGTAGCGTTACGGACGTATCGTTACGAAGAATTTGCCCACCTTTTGCGTAAGACGCATTGTTGGTGGCAATGGCTATGGCGTGGGAGTATTTACCAGGACCAGGAGCAAGGTAAGACGTGTACTGCAGCTGTTCAACATTACCTATTTGAGCAGACCAATAAACTGTCACAGTTCCAGAACCGTTTGTATTTCCCCAGGCAATCAACTCATCTCCTGGAGCAGCTGAGTCGGAAACTGCAAATAATTCTTTGTACGAAGGCCAATTACCGCTCCACGGCTTGTTGTAACTTACAAACACCGACCCCTCATCCTGCCGATACCAGCTATTCCCAAACGTATTTGAGCTGCTTGAACTTACGTCAGCAGCGCGAGTTGCGGCTGCACCTGATGTTGGGATGTAAGAGGTGGCGTAGGGGGATTCTTCTAGTTGGGCTCCCCAAATGTAGATGCTGCTGTTTTCTGGGACTCCTATTAAATTTCCGTCTGAGAGAGTTAAAGCTATTCTATGAGCATAAC